ATGAAAATCATAAAATGTTAACAACCCTTTGGGAAGATTATATAGATAGGAATGCAAGTGGGAATCTCGCGTGGCTCAATGAGACGGCAAATATCCAACCCGCCTCAGAAGAAAAAATTCGTTAAAAAGAAGAAAAAGAATGGCTAAAGATGCATGCTATAAAAAAGTTAAGGCAAGATATAAGGTCTTCCCGTCAGCGTATGCAAGCGGGGCTATCGCGAAATGCAGGAAAGTCGGGGCAGCAAACTGGGGCAACAGTAAAAAATCAGACGGAGGAGTCTACGACCAAAAGCCAAAAAGAGCTTTTAGGGGAAAAGCAGTAAGGGGTACTGCTGTTGCTCGTGGTTGTGGTGGAGTAATGAAACACAGGAGGAAAAAAACTACAGGTTCTGTAACTCAGTCGTAAGGTGAGAAATGGTTGATCCAGTAACAGCTTGGGCGGGAGCTCAAGCCGCCTATAAGGGACTCCAGTCTGGATTTGCCGCAGGCAAAGAATTGGTTGATATGGCATCTACTTTGGGAAAGTGGATGTCATGCTTGTCTGATATTGAGCAGGCTGAAAAAGAAGCTCGTAATCCTCCTATATTTAAAAAGTTATTTAAAGGAAAGTCTGTCGAGCAAGAGGCCCTAGAGACATTTGCTATTAAACGTAAGGCTGAAGAACAGCGTAAAGAATTAAAAAATTGGATATCCTGGACTTTAGGGCAATCTGCTTGGAACGAGCTAATCCAAATGGAAGTTAAAATTAGAAAAGAGCGCAAGGAAACTCTTTATAGGCAACGTGAAAGAAGAAAACATTTTGCAGAAATAGTTGTTGTTGGACTAGCTACTATAGTTGGTGCTATAATGATTATAGGAATAATCATACTAGTTTCTAAAGGTGCTCAGTAGGTGGCAAAAGAATGGCAGTACGACGAACAAAAAAAGGCTTGGCTCTTAAAAGATGGTTCAAAGAAGATTGGAAAGACGTACGCACGGGGAAAGAATGTGGGCGTAGCGAAGGAGAAAAACGGGGTACTCCATATTGTCGCCCCTCCAAACGGGTTAGTAAAAAGACTCCCAAGACCAGAGGAGAGATGACTGCGGCAGAAAAACGTAGTAGAATATCTCAGAAGAAAAGTCTTGGTCAACCTGCGGGAAAGCCAAGAAGAGTGAAATCATTAAAGAGGAAAAAGAAATGAAAGATATCCCAGCAGGTAATAAAGGTCTGTCCAAACTTCCTACTCCAGTTCGCAATAAAATGGGCTATAAGAAAAAAGGCGGGGCTGTAAAAGGTTTTGCTGGAGGCGGGTCTTGTTCTCCACGCAAAGAAATGGCTGGTGCTATGAATATGCCTACAATGAAGTATGGTGGTACTTACAAAGGGAAGAAGTAAATGACTACTTCAGGCTCAAGGGACTTTGATCTCGACACAGCAGAAATAATAGAAGAAGCATACGAGCGTTGTGGCCTAGAAGTTCGCACAGGATACGATGCGAGAACAGCTCGACGCTCTATGAATCTTATGTTTGCTGATTGGGCAAATCGTGGGTTAAACTTGTGGACTGTAAAACAAGCTACTCAAGCATTAACTGCTGGAACTGCAACTTATAGTTTTGATGCAACCTACACTGACTTACTAGAAGTTGTTCTTCGTAGAGATGGTACAGACTATGAGCTAGATAGGATGTCTCGAAGCGAGTATTTAACACTTCCAAATAAATCCACTACTGGAAGACCTAGCCAGTACTATTATAATCGTCAGATAGTTCCAGAGATAAGCCTTTGGGCAACTCCAGATAGCTCTACAGACGTATTAGTTTATTACTATGTTCAAAGAATCCAGGATGTAGATGCCCTTGTTAACACAACAGATGCTCCATTTAGATTTTTACCTTGCATGGTAGCTGGGCTTGCATATTATATTGCTATGAAAAAAGCTCCTGATAGAATTCAGTTACTAAAAGCTGTTTATGAGGAGGAGTTTCAACGGGCCGCAGACGAGGACGAAGATAGAGTTTCACTAAAGCTACAACCTAGTATTCAATATCTTCGAGTAAATTAATGGCTAGATACGCATCAGGCAGTAAAGCGTGGGGAACTTCAGATAGGTCTGGGTTTAGATACAGACTATCTGAAATGGTTACTGAGTGGAATGGCTTAAAAGTAGGCCCTGATGAATACGAAGCAAAGCACCCACAATTAAGACCAATAAAAGTAGGCCCTGACCCACAGGCTTTGCATGATCCTAGACCTGACCAATATACTGACATAAAAGCGTTTGTAGTATATACTAACGTAGGTGATGGAATTATAGGCACTAAGTTAGAAACATTTGAAGTGACAGCTTCTGTTGGAACGGTTACAGTGAGCGTATCATGAGCTTTACATATACTACATTAAAACAGGCTATTCAAGATTGGACTGAAAACGATGAGACAACTTTCGTTAATAATCTTGATGTGTTTATTAAAAATACAGAAGAAAAAATATTAAAGGGTATCAACCTCGATTTATTTAGAAAAAATGCATCTGGTTCTATGACTTCTGGAAATCAGTTTTTATCCGTTCCTACAGACTATTTAGCATCTTTTTCTTTGTCTATTACAAGTGGAAGTAATAAAGAGTTTTTATTATTTAAAGACGTAAATTTTGTTCAGGAGTACAATCCTAATTCTGCGACAACAGGAACTCCAAAATATTATGCTCTATTTGATGTTGATAATTTTATTATTGGCCCTACTCCTGATGCAGATTATTCTAGTGATTTACATTATTACTACAGACCCACCTCAATAACTGTTAGTGGGGACGGAACTTCCTGGTTGGGGACAAATGCACCTAACGCAATGCTTTACGGAGCATTGACTGAAGCGTATATATTTATGAAGGGTGAGGCAGATGTTATGCAGTCTTATCAAACTAAATTTAATGAGGCTCTGGTTCTGTTGAAAAACTATGGAGAGTTTACAGAGAACACGGATTTCTATAGACAGAGTGTAAAAAGAGGGCAAACCGTTTAAGGAGAATTTATGTTTTTAGCAGAAACAACTGTGCCTGATGTAAGTGTATATACGTCAGAAAATGGGGGGCATAGCAACGAACAATTAGTTGAAATGGCTTTAGAAAAATTAATCAATGTATCAGATAGTGCTCATCCAGCAATAAAAGAACAAGCTAATGTTTTTAAGAATCAAATAGCTTATATTATGCTAAAGTATATTACGTTGGCAAGAAAAGAAGAACGTGCTACTATAACGCACATATTAGATAAAAACGGACATAGTGACCTTGCAAATATCATAAGGAGATTATAATGGCAATCACTCAAGCAATGTGTACCTCCTTTAAAAAACAGATTCTATTAGGAGTACACAGATTAGGAAGCAATGCACACGATACATTCAAACTTGCATTGTATACATCTTCCGCAACACTTGGTGCAACAACCACTGCTTTTTCAGCAACAAATGAAGTTAGTAATAGTGGTTCCTATAGTTCTGGGGGCGGCACTTTAGATTCAGCAAATGCAGTTAGTTCTAGTGGTACAACAGCTTTTGCGGATTTTGATAATATTGATTTTACCAGTGCTACCATTACAGCAAGAGGAGCGTTAATATATAACTCTACTCCAAGTGCTACTAGTGAGTCAGGTGGTACATTAACAAATCCAGCTTGTGTGGTTTTGGATTTTGGTTCTGATAAAACATCTACCTCTGGTACTTTTACAATTCAATTTCCTACTAACGATTCATCTAACGCTATTATTCGTATTGCATAGGTGGCATTATGGCACTTGTTTTAGGGGATCGTGTAAAAGAAACCACGACTACAACTGGAACAGGTACTTATAGTCTTGGTGGTGCTGAAAATAACTTTCAGGCGTTTTCTGTTATAGGTAATGGAAATACAACTTATTACTGTTGTCAGGACAACTCTAACTTTGAAATTGGTATAGGAACATATACTGCTTCAGGTACCACTCTTGCTAGAACTACTATCTTACAGTCTAGCAATAACGATAATGCTGTGAGTTGGAGTTCAGGTACCAAAACTATTTTTTGCTGTTATCCTGCGGATAAGGCGGTTTTCTTAGACGCTAATGATGATATAAATGCGTTATCGTCTGGGGCGACAATCATTACTACGTTAAATTCAAACGCTCCCACGACAACTTCTTCTAGTGCTGACGCTGACTTTATTTTAATAGATGATGGCGGCACAATGAAAAAGATTACTCCAGCTAATTTAGGAATTGGTGAGGGTGCATCTAAAGGTTTTGCTACTGCTATGGCGATAGCATTGTAGGAGTTAAACATGGCACAGGATTTTGAAAGAAATATAGCAAGAAATATA